GTTGCGCCTCCGTGCGGTGGCTCCTGAATCCTCGCCAACAGCCGGCCCAGCAACTGAGGATCGGTCTCTACGTCAATGCCGCCTTCGAGCTTGGTCGAGGTGGCACCTGTAGACTGGACACCCGAAATCGGAGACAGCAGGAATATCGGCAAACCGGCGTCGAAGTTGCCAGCCTCCCCAGCCTCCAGTGCCAGGATCGGCACAATCAATGGGCTCGCGCCGAACGCCGCATCCCCGAGAACCTTGTACTGGACGCCGTCCTGACGCTGCACAATGGTCCCATCGAGAATGATCGATCCTGCGGTTCCGGAAAACGCCGCTTGCCCGCTGGCAAAGCCGGCGGTTTTACGAGTGACCTTCCAGATCGCCGCCCAGCGCTCCAGGTATTCCTTCTCGGCGGTGTCGATGATTGATTGTTTGGCGATCCGATCCAGATAGCCATACAGCATATGAACGGCACCGGCTTCGGACTGGCCCACGATCCCGAGCAGCGATCGTCGCAGCACTGCACTGTCGACGCCAGTCACACGACTGCTGATGTCGGTGATTACGCGGGTGATCAGCTCGGTCAACGTTGGTCGAGCAAATGGCATCAGGAAGACCTCTTCGCGGCTTGAGCCGCCCATTCGTAATTAAATCGGTAGCGAACCGGAGAACCGGCTGGCCGGAAAATATCGACGAGAATCAGCATCCAGCCCTGGGCCACAAACTCGGCGGTGACTTCGACGCGGGTAGCGACCAGGTCATCTACCATCCAGGCCAGTGCCTCCCGGCAATACTGCTGGGCGCGGCCAAGGATCTGCGGCAGCTGCTTTTCTCGAGCCAGCAGCCACAGCAGAGAACCGGTTTGGTCAGAAGGTGTGGCGTTGGCGATGTCACCCCAATAACCGCGCAGGTCATTCTGGGGAAGCTCGGCCTGGATCTGCTCAGGACTGGCCCGGCGATCGGTGAAGAGGCTGATAATCACGGCAGTCTGCAGGCCATCGTCACGCTCCAGATCGAAGCCTGATAACAGCAGGGCTCCACCGTTTTCGGTCATTACCATCGCAGCATCAGCCATCAGATAGGCACTCCTGAGTTTCCACTGCCGGCGGTCACGCCGTTGTGCTGGTGAGTGCTGCCGATGTTCTTGCCGTTGTTCGTGATGGTGCCAGTGGTTTTGACGTTGCCGATCACCTCAAGGTCGCCGATGAGTTTGATCGTCGGAGCCTGGGCTTCGAGATGCTGAACGGCAGTGACCTTCACCATCTCCCGCAGCAGCTCGATCTTGTTGCCGAGGTCGTCATAAATGGCGACCTCACCAGCCAGCAGGGGGATCCGGTACCGGCGGTCATCGACCACCAGAACAATCCCTTGCTCGCGATTGCCTCCAAGGAAGGCCACCGCTACATCACCACCCAGCGGGTGACTGGTGAAGCCATAGTTCTGCATGTGTTCAAGGCCGTCGCGGAGCTCGTCCTTGAGCAGTTCCACCTGGACCTGCTGTCGAGGGCCGGTATCGGTCACGGCACGCAACACCCCGCGGCCAAACATCATCATTACCCGGCTGCCTATTTCTCGGAGCGCGTCATTCATTTCGGCGGTTCCTCTTCCCCAATGGCTTCAGCCCAAATGTTTCGGCCTCCCTTTTTCCCGGCCTTCCCTTTCTTGCCTTTCTTCCCATCGGGCGGCTCAGGGTCGAAGGCTTGCGGGCTGACAATTTCAAGCTTGGCGGTAGTCCCGCCCTCGCCCCGCTCATAGGTCACTTGGCGGATAAGCATCCAGCCATCCATTCGAAGCCACGCCGAACGCACATACACCAGCAGGCCCGGCTCCCATAGCGGGCCGCCTGGGCTTTGCCGCCACCCCTGAACTTCAACGCTCGCCGTGGCCGACTTGCCGATGCGGCTATTGGCTTCCCACGTAGCTCGGTCCTGCAGGCTTGACGAGGTACCGCCAGTTTCGGCAACCAGCAGCATCGGCCGATGTCGACTAATGCCACTGTCGGTTACGCCGCCTGAGATGTGCGCCTCAGTTTCACCGGTGCTGTCGGGGCTGTAGCTGGCCTGACCTTTCACCAGGTAGCTGCTGAACCGTTGGCTGTGATCGATGGTGCCGCTGGCATTCTTGATGTTTTCCCCCTGCACCAGCGAGGCCTGGGCGCGGCGCACACCAGCACGAGTGATGAGGAGCCCGCCTGCGCCGTCAGGCATCAGCAACGCTTTGCGCTGCCTGGCGTAACGCTCGATCGCTTTGAACGCTGTCTCCCCCTGCTGCAGCTTGCACACAGGGAAAGGCTCCCCTACATCAATCTCCGCTGTGACGGTCACCCCAAACGGCGCCGCAAGAATCTTCGCGAAGGCAAGCAGGTTGATGTTTTTCCACTCATCAGGCGTGTGCACGGCACTGCAATCAACCAGGTCCGCAACCTTGTCTCGCCCTTGAATATTGATGGAGTGGTCGGTATCGCTGAACGACGGTTTGAAAATATCGACATAGCCAATCACCATCGGAAAGCCCGCCAGCCGAACTTCGCAGGCGTCACCCGGGAGAATCGGCCAGGGCTCCACCTGGGCGGGCGAGCTATCACCGGCCTCCCATCGCTCTGTGAGTGAAGAGGTGAACGCGGTTGTCGCGGCATCGATCGCCCGGGTAACCCCGAGGGACGTCCAACCCGAGTAGTTCATTCCGTTAACCAGCAGTTCGAGGTCATCCATCAGCAAGTACCTCGAGTTGATTGCCCCCGATTAAAAACCCGGGATGTCTTGGACCATTACGTGTGGCAATTTCGTCGGCCCTGCCGGCGTCGCCGTAGATCTGATAAGCCACCAACAAAGAAGGCAGCGTCTCTTTCGGCACGTACTGGACGATTCGAGCAAGGTTCTGTTCTGGATTCGGCACCGCCTGTACGACGCTGGTCCGCAAATCCGACAGCGTCACGTAAACCTCATCGTTCGGAGTGGCTTCGCTTTCAGCATCAATGCGATTGACCAGTTCTTCGCGGACCTTGATCGCCGCCTCATAGCTGTCGTAAACCGTGGGCGTCAGCGTGGTTCGCACGTTTGAAGTTTGAGCAGACGATTGCACAGCAGTGGCAGATCTCCCCGGAACTACTGGTATCGTGGATACCGTGGTCTGCGTTACCACTGCGGCCTTCGCTGCTTCGGCAATTGCGACCTGGCGGACCAGCGCATTTAGAGCAACCGTGTTCGTGGCCTGCTGGCGACGACTTGACGTCGAAGTACTGCCCGAATAGCTGGACGGTGACCGGTCAAAAAGGCTGGTCAACATGCTCAACGCGTTGAAGCCGAAGGCCGCGCGGACCGAGCCAAACAAACCGGTGATCCTGCTGACCATATTCAATGGCTGCTGGACCAGGCTGTAAGCGTCCGACGCAAGCCCTTTGGCCTGCTGGTAAAAGTCAGACGCGGCCTGCAAGTCTCCGGCAAAGCTCAAGCCCGGAGCCGACATGAATTCGCCAAGCTCAGAAAGCCCAGCCGCCGCCGACTCGGCCACGTACGCAGGAAACCCAGTAGTCAGGAAAACGGAGACAAAACTTTTCTCAGCCGCAGCGGTTACGGCATTGCCTTTCGCGCTGATGGCGTTGACGGTGTCGACCTTGGCTGATGGGTAGGACGCCTCCCCTGCTTCGAGAAAGGTCAGCTTGACCAGGCACATCCCACCGTCTTTGGCGCTCTCGCTCAAGCCAAGGCCACGGCATTCGACTGTCATCTCGCCGCGATACGGGTGTACCAGCACGCCGGGGCCGGCGGTTTCACAAGCCTTGATCAGTTCGTCGCGCTGGGCTTGGTACTCAAGGCCGATCAGGTACGCGGAAACGGAGAATTCCCTAGCCTTGCGGCCGAGGTCTTCGGTATAGGGAACATCGCGCTGAGCATGCTCATGCACTGCCTGGCGGCGACCATGGGTGCTGTCTGCAGACTCAACAAAAAAAGAAACGCCGCGAAAGCTCGCGGCGCGGTAGTTATCTCTCCAGCCCATGGGTGGCTCCGGTCAGTTACGCCATTGAGTAACCCAAATCCGTATCGAACTTGGCGCCCTGGCTGCCCTCTGTTTTGACTTTGGTGCCGGGTGGCGTATTTGCGAAATCGACCTTCACGCGGACTTCGGAAGGCTGCTGTTGTGTTTGAACGATCTTTGCCGAGTCATTTCCGACCTGAGCGGCACGGCGACCGATGTCAGCCAAGTCTCTTTCGGAGCCAGGCGACGCGGCTCCCAATTCAGGCGCTTGCGCTGTTGGCATATTCGCAGGTGCCGCTTCACTGCCATCCGGGCCATCCGCCCCGGCATCGCCAGCACCGCCGGTAACCTCTATCCCGAGCAACTTTGCCGCCCAGTCCGGGATAGCGCTTTTCATTGCGCTGACTGCGTCCTTGATCTTCTCCCCGAGAATTGCGCTCAGGTCCCAACCGGTCATGTATTTCACCAAGCCGTTGAGCGCCTCCATGATCAGCGTGGCCGGGTTGTACTCCTGCCAAACTTTCACGATCCCATTGATGATCCCGTCGCTGAACGCCGCTTTAACGCCCGCCCACTTCTCTTCGAAGAACGCCACGATGTTGTCCCAACTTTTGTAAATCACCGTCGCGGCGAAACCGATGGCGAACACCGCCGCCAAGAACCACCCAACCGGAGTCGCGGCAATGGCGAATCCCAGTCCTTTGAAAGCCACGGCGAGGTTGAGGATGCTCATCACGAGCCCGCCGCCGATGTACGCACCGAGCGCCGCGAAGATCACGTTGGCACCGCCAAAGGTGTCAGTCAGCCAGCCAACCGCGCTGATGACGGGCTGGATCCCCTCATAGAGGTCGCCTAGGAAACCGGTGATTTTCTGAATGTTTCCCGGCAGATTTTTGGCAAAGCTGGTGGCGAACGCTTCGATCTGAGGCCGGTATTTGACGATCGTTTCCGTCAGCCAGGTCGACATTTTGCTGAGTTCGGGAACGAGTGCGGTACCGATGATGTTACCCACACCGCTGATGGAAAATTTCAGCGTATCCAGAATATCGCCGAATGCCTCGCCATCCCGGACAGCATCGTCCGAAAGCACGATACCCAGGCGGCGCGCTTCGTCAGACATTTCCTTAAGCCCGGCACTGCCTCCCCTGATCAATGGCAAAAGCTCTGTCGCGCTCTTACCGAAGATCTTCACCGCAGCCTGTGCCTGAAGCGAAGGGTTTTTGATTTTGGAGATCCGGTCGACGAACATGGCGAACTGTTCGTCGGTGCTTTTCAGGCTGCCATCGGTGTTCTTCAGTTTGATGCCAAGGCCGGAAAACATATCCGTGAGTTCTTTCGAACCCTTGGCCGCGGCCCCCACGTTGATGTTCATCTTTTGCAGCGCGCCGGCCAGCACCTCCGACGACGAGCCGGTGAGTTTGGCGGCAAAGCCCAGCTCCTGAAACCGCTCGCGGCTAATCCCGGTCCGTTCGGCAGTGTCACCGATCGCGCCGGTGGCATCCGCGTAACCATTCACGAACAAGCCAAGTGCGGCAGAAGTGATGCCCAGCGTCGCGCCGAGCCCCAACAGTCTGTCCCTGCTTTGCCCAACGGCACTGCCTACCCCGCCGATCGCGCTGCCGACATTCTTCAGGCTGTTGGTGAAAACGGGCAGGCCGGCGCGGTCCAGCGACTTGCTGATTCCCGCACTGATCGCCTGCACCTTTCCCAGCATCCCACGCAGCGGAGCAGTCAGCCGGTCTACAGCACCGATGATGACGCTTAATCCGTAGCCTTTGTCTGCCACCCCGTCCACTCCTCTGCCCGCTCAAGCCACCAGTTCAACTCGTCGAAGTCCATTTCCATGACCTCCGAGGGCTGCACGCCCATTACCTTGACGACAGCAGTCACGCCGGACTGCCACCCCCGAGGTGCTTCAGCAAAAAATCGCGGGCTTCTTGGATGAGCAAACCTTGGTCGTCCTCATCCATGTCTTCGATGAAGGCCGGTGTCCGCCCAGATAACTTCGCACTCAAGTCGAGCAGCGTGGAGAAATCGAGGTCGACAGTGCCGCTACCTTTGCCGTCGGAGGTGACTCGCAACGAATGGCCACGCAGGTATTTCAACTTGAACGACAGCATCAACTCGCTGACCGTCTCGGAACCGAAAGCGACCGGGGTCTTGAGGGTGATTACTTTTTCCTTCGCCATTACTTGACCTCCTCGGCCGACATGCCTTCGAAACGAACAGGGATGTTGCCTTCCCCGGTATTGCCGGTGCCCTCGTCTGCGTACCAAGCTTCGCGCAGAACGATGACCTTCCCGTTCGCAAGCTCGAGGGTGATGGTGGCATCGGCGATGTCGAGCAATGCTTCCAGGCTCATCTCGGCGCGGTCGGTGATCTCACCTTCCACGAAGGGGATTTGAGGCACCTCTTTGTATCCATGGACGCGATCACTCCCGACCACGCCCTCTTTTTTTGGTCGGCCCAGGTTGTAAGTGAAGTCGCCCTTGGCGAAATACATATCGCCGTCGATCTTCAAGCTAATGATGCCGCCAACGCGTTTATTGCCTGCCATGTGATGGTTCTCCCGGAGGCCGCCTTACAGACGGAATTGAATCTTGTTGGCGACGATGCGCAGTTGATTGACCAGATCCGGCGGCAAAAGCACATCCATCCGGTTCGGGTCGCTGGCATTGCGCTCGGCGATGAGGTTGGCCTTGAAGTCGTCGATGTTCTCGACCAAACCCAGATCCTCCCATTCGCGGAACTTGGCGATGGCCTCAGCCTTCATCACGTTTGGCGTTACCACTGCCTGGCCAATGCCATAGCGAGTGCCGTTGTCGGCAAGCTTGTGACGCGGGTACTTACGCAGGATGTAGTCGCGCCAGTCGTGGCGGATGTACATCAAGGTGAACAACGTTTCGCTGTCCAGGTAGCTGATGTCCGAAGCGCCAGCCGCGTTGGTTTTGTAGGTAGTGATCAAACGCTCCACGAGCATCACGCCATCGGAACTCACCTTCGTGGTCGCGATACCATCGAACAGCATCAGGTTTCGCTCTTGGTTGGTCAAACGGTTGGCAGCTGCTGGTGGAAGACACCACACGTAAGGCAGGTTCTGAATTGGACGAGCTGGGTCGATGGCCGCGTAATACGCAGCAATCGCCATCGTTTCAGCAGCCTTTTCGTAAGCCGGCATCGGCTCGTCGTTGGCCATCGCGATGACCAGGTGCTCATTGTTGTGGGTTCGCCCCAGAGCACTGAGCGTACCCTGGGTACCGCGTGCGGCCGTAAAGGCATGCGCCTCAATTTCACGGCCCCAGGCAAAGCGACTATCCAGCTCTACCTTGAGCTCGGCCAACGTTGCGGCATCGGAATACGCGACGCCCCAGGCGTGGAACCACTCATCACCGATAGCAGCCAGTGCCGTGGCCAGCGAAGGGTTGCTGGTGCCGCCGGCCAGCCCGGTGATGGCAAGCGTCACCCCCGCAGGGAGCGCCTGGCCAGCGTAGTAATTCACGCGTGCGTTGATGCTGTTACCAGCTTCGCCTTTATGACGACTGGTGAGCGTGACTGTGCCGGTGGCCGCCGCCGCAGTCACTGGCATGTCGGTGACGGCTGTAATCGCCGCCGCGACAGCAGTGGCAATGATCGCAGCAGTGTTGCCGCTGATAACGCCAACGGATACACGGCGGCCAGCGATCATCAGTTCGATGGTGCCCGAAGCTGTGGCAGTACCGGTGAATACGAGGGTTCCGGTTGCCGCGACGCCGGCGGCATTATCGACCAATGGCATGACTTGCAACTCGGTGTAGCTATCAACGGCCAAGGCCGCACGGACCATGCCGGCCAGCATCGAACCAGCGCCGAACTGGGTGTCGGCTTGTGCAGCGCTGGTGATACGGATCAACGCGCCTGCAGGCGCGAGGCCAGCGACGAGCTTTTGCCCGATCAGCAGACGACGATAGGTCACAGCCTGTGGGCCGCTCACCGCCTGGCTGTTATCAATCTCACTGTACACACCTGGCTTGCGCAGGGCACCGGGGCCCGGGATTGTGTTAAATCCGACGCTCATTGTTTGTCACCCTTGAATTTCAGGTCCTGCACGGCAGGCTCGACGAGTTCAATGTCACCGGCCGCTACTTTGCGGACCCAGTAACTGTTCATTTCAACCAGCTTGCCTTCCTCAGGCAGGGCCTCATAAGTCACCGGGTCGCGCACCAGGCAGCCGACGGCGGGTTTAACGTGCTGTTGCGTTGTCATGGGTTCAGGTCCTCGATGATCGTTTTGGCACGATCCGCCGGATTGGGTTGCGCGTTACTCAGGCTGTACTCAGTCGTGACCGTGTTCAGGTCCGGCAAGCTCTGGTTGAACAGGTCGTCAGGGTGACGATCGAAGTACTCGGCCTCGAAGATAAGGCGGCAGGCACCGGTGAGCTGCTCCGACTGATCGAGCAGCACCATGCGCGAGCGCACGTATTGCAGATCATTTGCCGTACCGCCGAGGGTGTCGTCCATGAGCAGGAGACGTTCGACCTGCCGAGCCAGCGTATCCAGGGTGTCGTCCAGAGCTGCATTGCCTTCAGCGTGAATTTCCACCACCAGCTCGACCTTGCGCAGGTACTCGCGTGGAGCCTGGTTAAAGATCTCGCCCGCCTCGTCCATCGTGTAAACGATGATCGCGGGGAGCTCGCTCTGCCATTCATTGGAAATCAACGGCGCCACGCGGCTGGCATAAACGCTAGCCCCGGCATTAGTGGCGCCCAGCAAGACCGCAACGGCCTGCTTGCGGATCAGTTCTCGTGGGTGGGCCATGTTTAAGCCTTACGGAGGAAAAGCGTCACGCCTGCAACACCATCGGCTTGCACGTCATTGATGGTGTACAGAACGCCCCGAACCTGGACGCGGTCCCGACTCGTTGGTTTGTTGGGCAAGTCGATCAGGCGAACGCCGAGGATCGGGTTGTTGCTCGATACCGGCGCACCTGTTTCCGGGTCAACGGAGACATGAGCGGTATCAAACACCGCTTGGGCCAGAGGCACGCCGGGCGCGTCTCCATCGGTCAGCCAGTACACAGCGGCCTCAGGATCGAGGGTCGCTGACGGTTCGCTGAAGGTACGGATCGAAACGCCGAGCATGCGCTGGGCCATTGAG